GGAGACCCGCGCATTGCCGTAGACCCGCGCATCGCCGGAGACACACGCATTGCCGGAGACCCACGCATTGCCGTAGACCCACGCATCGCCGGAGACCCGCGCATTGCCGTAGACCCACGCATTGTCATCGTTGGAGAGGTTTTCTTCCTTTTCCACAAAGCCCCCAAGTTCGCCAGCTCTTATGGTGCCGAAATCGACAAGAGCCTTGATGCGGAACAGCTTATTACCGAAAGCGTTTGTTATAAATTCATCGGTGAGTTCAAATTTCTTCACGGCGGGATTCCTCCTTAAAATACAGTCCGCACAGCGGATTCAGGGCCAGCAGTGTGGCGAGAGTGGCGGGGATGTTGAGAGAGCCGAGCGCTGCCAGCAGCAGTACCAAATCTGCGGTGATTGCCAGCTTGACGGCGGCGCGGGTAAGTGATAGAATAAAGTTGTTCATTGAAATATCTCCTTGAACCTGCCCGGTGCGTTGCAGCGCACTGGGCATTTTTTTATAGCCATAATAAATATCTCCTTTTTATAAAACCTGTTGCAGCAGGTCAGTTTATATAGTGAGTGCCTTTTTTAAAGAATCCAGCGCTTCACAAATGCACTCGTTCTTTGTCCTTATCGCTGGTTTTGCAGTTTTGATAACGTACGCCACCGGGTAATACATTGCAAATTCGTCAAGCGTGATGCCCAGTGCGGCGCATGCTTTGCTAACCTCCGGCCAGCGCCAATCATTAGCGCCGTTGATGCGGTTTGACATCTGCGTTCTGGACAAGCCGCAAACATCTGCAAGGCGCTGCTTGTTGTAGCCCTTGCTTTTGATAAGAGCTGTAAAAGCAAGGTTTGTCATGGTGTTTACTCCTTTCTTAATAGGTCGTCTACGGTGCAGCCGTAGAGCTTTGCGAGAGCGGGCAGCTTGCTTGCTTTGGGGTTGTTTACGCCAGTCTCCCAAAAGTAAACAGTTGCATCGGAAACACCCAGCGCTTCCATGACCTGCTTAACCGTAATCCCGGCCTTTTCTCGCAGTCTTTTGTACTGCGTGTACTGCTTCATCAAAACACCTCCTAAAATCTTAGTTTTATATCTTGACAACTAAGCTACAATTAGATATTATTGAATTGCGACAAACAATAATTTTCTAAAGACCGCTCTTTTGTGGCCTTTGCTTTGCTGTTGCCGTCAAGCTATAATCTAATTATAACTAATTATTTCTAATTTGCAATAGATTTCATTAGATTTTATTAGATTTAGCAAAATGCACAATAAGGTGGTGCTTTTTTTGAGCGTAAATAAACACGTTATCCAAAACATAAACAGCTTTCTTGAAGAATGCGGGAAAACAGGGGCTGATATGTCTCGTGATTTAGGGTTGTCAAATGCCACTTATAGTAATTGGAATCTATACAAGACAAACGTATCGAAAAAGTATTTTCCTTTAATTGCGGATTGGCTCTCAAAGCAACTCTCTAGAAAAATTTTTGTGTCAGATTTAACGGCGGTAAGTAGTACAGCCCAACAAAAAAAGCCCACCGCACAAGGCGATGGGCTGAAACTCGATTCCTATGAAGACATAGATAAGTGGCTTGACACTTTAGATGGCAAAGGTCTTGATATGGTAATTGCGATGGCAGCAGCAAAGAAGGTGAAAGTCAATGAAGATAAATCCTGATTGCGTCCGAGATGTTATGCTCGGTCTTGAAGAACAGCTCGGTTTGTTTCTGAATGATAAATGCAGCATGGAGTTTGAATGCTCCAATCCTGACAAGCTGAAAAAATCCTCTTTTATAAAGGGTAAAGGGTATTCACGGGAAGATTTGTTTTATTCTTGCTTGCAGGCTGCTGAAAATGGCTATATTGTGGCGGACTACCGTATTGACAAACAGTTAAATACTATAGAGTTTTACGGAATCCTATATATTACGCCAAAAGGCCATGACTTTATTGCGTCAATTTCCAATCAGCAGACGTGGCAGGAAAAAATAAAGCCCACCTTGTCAGCGGTGGGCAATGTATCTCTTACAGTAATTGAAACGATTGCAAAAGGTGCGGTAACTGCGCTTATTGAGCATCATCAATCCGGCTCTTAAAGGCATTGTGCGGGCGGAACGCCGTGTTTCCCTGTGCTGCAATTACACTGGCCGCAATAGCTCTGTCCAGCTCTAACGGAAGATTTTGTGCATCGTAAAAGTTCATGCCGGAGACTTCAATCAGTTTCAGCATTTTTTCGATGACTTCATCCTTTTTCTGCCTGTACTCGCTGTCGTCGCACTTGTTGTAGACATCAATTCTATCCCGCATTGCTTGTCTCCTTTATAACCTCATTACAAATTGCAATAGCATCTTTTAGCGGGATTTCTCGCAAAAGCTGCTTTGCCTGCTCTCTTAAACTAAGTATCGTACTTTTTTGCGTGATTGTCAACGGTTCTTTTTTCATTTCAGATTCCCCCAAAATTAAATAAGGTTGTGATACTATGGGCTTTTTTGACTTTTTGAAACCGAAACAAAAAGTAAATGTTTCCATAACAACACATGAGCCGACTAAAGATGAAATTGCAAAGCAGTACGCTGGTTACTGCAAGGCGCAAGCAGAAAAGCGGCACGCAGAGCAGGAAGAGCGTGCAAATGAGTGTTTTCTGGCGCTTTCCGCTGATGACCTCGCAGACGAAAACGGCCTAAAGCCAACAGAAATTTTAATGCTTTCTTATTTAGAGAAATATTCCAGCGGAAAGCCTGTTGCAAAGTTCTGGCATTATGATTATGGTGTTGATGACGTTTGGCCAATTATTAAAAAGCTAGAAACAATGGGTTTCGCCGAAAACGGGAAATTAACCGAAAAGGGAAAAGAAGAAATAAAAAATAACGAATATGTTTATTTTTGGCACAGAAAAGCTTACGCTCGTGTGGCTTTTAACTTGCCTGAGTTTTGCCGTGCCGTAAATGCTCGAAGAGATATTCCGTATCGGGATTTAATATGGGGACAATACAATAAACTGTATATGGAAGCCTTTTCTTCTCCCAAAAAATGCCGTGATTTGCGCTATTTAATGTATGAATTTTTAGAGGATGAGAAGAAGTACAAAAATGCTTTTTCCATGTTGCTTGAAATTCCGTTTTACGACATGAATTGCGGTCGCCCGTTTGTATCGCCTAGTGTTATGCTGGAACTAAAAAAGGCGCAAAAGAAAGCATCCCTTACAGAAGAAGAAGTCTTTAATATGGCAAAAGGAAGCTATAGCAGAATCTTTGTTGATAATCCTACCATTCCCGCAATGGATGCCGCAGGCGTTGTCACGTCTTACATTTTTGGAAAAGACGGGCTTGCGCAGAGGGTTCTAAAATCTTACAAAATAGATTGCAATAGATTGTTTTCCGCATAAACCGTTTATTGTATTTTACACAACTCACAGTTGTATTTCAACACTTTCACAAAAATACTAATTTGTCAAGTCTTTGCTGTCCTATATATCGGATTTTCAGCACTTGACAACAACTTTTTTTGTCGCTTTCGCCCATGATGGGACGGCGGCTTGTTTACCAGCCTTTCCATTTGTCTGCCCCCTTTGACCAAAATTGTACTGCATCCACAATATGCTTTTTGTCAAAGGCTGTAAATGACCAATATCGACAACTTATTGATATTTGCATTGGGTCTGTTAATTTTATCCGCTACTAAACAAAAAAGCCCCTGCCGGTGTTCGCACCACCGACAAGGGCAAAGAGCCGTCAACATAAAAAGTTGACGGCATTATTATAACACACAAAAAAAGGAGCCGCAATATGAAAAGAACAAATACAGCGAGATGGATTGAATCTGCCCAGCGCTGGCAGATAAACGTGCAGAAAGACGGCGTGCGCAAAACCTTTACCAGCGCCAAGCCGGGGCGCACAGGCCAGCGGGAAGCCAACAAAAAAGCAGATGAATGGTTGGATAAAAGCATAAAAACAGGTCGCGTTAAAGTAGCAGACGCATGGGAAGAATTTCTGCAATCCCGCAAAGCAGTCTCGGAAAACGAATACAAAAGTGCAGAGTGCTTCGGGCGTGTCCACATCTTACCAATAATTGGTAGCAAAACGCTAACCAGCGTAACAGAACAGGATTATCAAAACATCCTTGATAAAGCGTTTCGCAATCCTGCAAAAGCCAACAAGCAAACATTGTCTCGCAAGACGCTGAGAAATTTAAAAGCCACTATCTCCCAATTTGTAAAGTTCTGCCGAAAAAGCAATCTGGCAACGCTCGAATTATACGACTTAAAAATTCCAGAATCCGCGCGGTATGTTGGCAAAAGCATTGTTGACGTATCTGCTTTCAAAAAGGTTTTCGAGGATGACGAAATCACTGTACATAACAAAAAGCAAAAAGATGAGTATATAAATTACTATCGTTTCCAGCTTTTGACAGGCGTTCGCCCAGGTGAGCTGCGCGGGCTGAAATGGGAAAACATCTCCGGGAACATTTGCAAAATTGACGGCGCTGTCAACAACGATGGCGAACATACAAAAGGAAAAAACGAAAACGCCATTCGTGCTATTGTGCTATCAGACTTTGCGATGAAGGTGCTTGACGATCAGCGAAAAATGACCGGCAAGCAAAAGTATATCTTCCCGATGCCGACAATGCGTGCATACTACCGCCGCTGGGGCGTGTATCAGGCGCAGCACGGCATCCCGCATACTTCCCTGTATGAGATGCGTCACACCTTTGTCAGCGCCGCCAAAACGCTCCCTGCGGGGCAGTTAAAGCAGCTTGTCGGGCATAGTGAAGACATGGACACCTACGGCACATATTCGCATGTTTTGGCTAATGACGCAGAGGAAACAGCAAAAAATCTGGATGCCGTTTTCGGTAAAATAATTAACCTGTAACGCTCTAAAAGTACACACTAAAAGTACACACTTTTTCTCCTACATAGCAAAAATAGCAAAAATTTCATGCAATCAGTGAACATATAGTAACGTATTATCGTTACATTTTTAATCAGTAAAAGTAAAAACATTGGTTCGAGTCCTGTACCGTCCACCATAAAAAACACCGTAGATTCGTCGAAATCTACGGTGTTTTCTTTATGCAGTACACACTTTAGTACACACTTGCTTATTTTCTCTGCAAGCTGTGTACCAAATCGTTATACACTTCCGGCCGTGCTTCTTTCAGCGCATCCATAAACTCATCCAGCACACGCCACACTCGCCCGGTATCGGCCTTTTTTACAATCTCCAAAAATTCACTCATCCTGTAAACGCTCCAATTTCCGCATTACGCCATTATAAACTTTAGGGTTTGCTACATACAAGGCCGACATAAGCTCATCCAGCACATTCAGCGCCGCTGTGGTGTCTACGTTTGAAACAGCCCGTAAAAAGTCACTGCCGCCAACAGCAGCCCTTGTAGACGGCTCTGCCGCTTCGTAGTAACGCACAGGCTCTTGCAGTTCTGCTTTTTGTGGGGTAGAGGATACATCTGCAAGCTGCTGATTTTTCACAACATACAGCGCCGCCAAATTTTTAACTCTGGTCATGGTAAGTTCGCTGTTTTCGATTTCGGCTATAGCGCCGTCAATCTCTCGCACGTCCACCATAGCCGCCACCTCCGTTAAGTGTTTTTCAGTTCATCGATGCAATGCTGGATAGTCTCGCGGTCGTATCCATCGACGTTTCGCAACATGTCCTCCAGTTTTCGCATCATGCTGTCTCGCGCATCGTCTCGGCTGTAATGGCCGCGCACATAATGCGAACCGCGCCGAGCATAGCTGCTGCCGCGTCCATAATTGCCGCGCATGTTGGCGCTCCAATCGCCATCCCGGCTGTAATCTTCATCGCGGCTGTAACCGTCATCTTCCAGCATGACAATTTTGTCGATGTTTTTGACAGTGTCAGTCAACTTGTGAACAGTTTCCAAATCGCCAGCAGACATTTCGCCTTTTTTGCCGATTTCGTCCAGCTCTGCGCACAGCATATCTTTCAAATCATACAAAACCTTTTTACTCATGGTTTAACTCCTTTCAGCTCACGCGCTCAACCACAAAGTTTGCGTTCGCAAACGAAACGGTTTGTGTGCTTGTATTTTCGGCGGCAACGGTCAGGCAGCAGCCGCGCGGAACTTCAACAAAAGCCGTGACGTAAATATTAAAATAGTTTTCTACTGCTGCCGGTGTTACGGTTGCACTCGCACTGTTCAGCGGTTCTCCGTTGATGGAAAGTGCAGCCGTAATAGCTTCCACTGTGCCGCCGGTAGGGATAGCAACGTTTGCACCAAATCCCACTTTAAAGCGAGCTTTGCACTGGTTAGTAATGCCGCGCAGTGTAACAATACCGGCACCCTCTCTGTGTACGACACAGCCCTTACCCGCTACTGCCGTTTCCGTCAGTGGCACGTTCTGGCCTGCTGCCACGCTCACGGTATTGGCGTTTGTAAATTCAGCCATAAAATCATTCCTTTCAAAAAAAAGACAGTGGCGGGACGATTGCCCCGCCACATTTTGCACTATCGGCACGGGGCCGAACATGTCAGATGTTCCGACAAGTTGCCGTATTCGGTTTTAGCAGCCGCAGCCGTTGCAGCCGTTATAAGTGCCAGCTGCCCAGGGGTTGCAAGACTGGTAGGCGGGCACCGGCACTGGGCGCAGCTGGTTCAGCAGATAGCTGTTCTGTGCCGCCTGACTTGCGGCAAGCTGAGCAGCGAAAATCTGCTGGTTCTGCTCGGCAATCTTGGCGTCCTTAGCTTCGATGCGCTGTGCGGTCATCGCGTCAAGAATCGCTCTTGCGTTGGCATTCTGGTTGTCGATGATGTCTCGTGTGCCAGTGTTGATGCTCTGCCGGGTCTCGCATGCCTGCGTGGCCAGGTTGTAATTCACTCCCTGGATTGCTGCGCGGGTCTCGCAGCAGCAGTTGGCCTGCTGCATCTGCATGGCAAAAAGCTGCTGCATAAATGCGGCCTGCTGGTTTGCACGGCTGATTTCAGCCGACATAAAGCCCTGCTGCATAGCGTTCTGCACACCGTTTACAAGCTGCGCCTGCTGGTAGAAACCATTGCACAGGCCATCGTTCACACTGTCGATTTTTCGCTCAACGTTGGCGAAATCAGAGGTAAGCACATAGCCGTCAACCACCCCAGCGCCGTTGCCAGCATTGTTGCCCCAGCCGTTACCATTGCCCCAGCCGCCAGCAAAAATGAACAGAAACAGCACAATCAGCCACAGAGCGCCGTTATCGCCCCAGCCGAAGCCGCCACCATTAGAATTGGCGTTTGCGGGCTGAACCGGCATAGTCATTACAGTTCCATCCGAAGAAAGACTCATAATTGTTCTCCTTAAAAAAATATTATACAAATCTGCGCAGATTTTGTATTTTGTGGTATAATAGAAACAGAATAATCCACCATGTAAGGGAGTACAGTTTATGGAAAAATGGTTACCTGTTCCGAATTACGAAGGCTTATATGAAGTAAGCAATTTAGGAAAAATAAAGAGCATAAATTACAATCATACGAAAGTAGAAAAACTTCTTTCCGAAAAGAGCCATAAAAGCGGTTATAAAACCGTTGTCCTATGTAAAAACGGAGAAAAGAAAAACAAATCCATTCACATTCTTGTCGCGAGCGCATTTATACCAAACCCGCAGAAGAAGTGTCAAGTAAATCATATTGATGGGAATAAATCAAACAACTGCGTTGAAAATTTAGAATGGGTTACTGCGTCAGAAAACATTCGACATAGTTTTGTTTCTCTTGGTAAAAAGTCTCCAAATAAGGGAAGATTTGGGGAAAGTCACTATGCGTCTGTTCAAATATTCCAGTATTCACTTGATGGAAAATTTGTCCGTGCTTGGGCTTGTATTTCCGATGCTGCGAGGGAACTCAGTTGTAATCCATCACAAATATTGAACAACGCAAAAGGGAGAACGAAAACGTGTCACGGATTTATGTGGCGTTACGAAAAAGCAGAAAGAATAGATAATTCTCCAGTGCTAAACAGGAAAACACACAAGAAAAAAGGATTATAACAGCCCCTGAAACTGCTGCGCCATCGTCTGCAACTGGTTAAGCTGCTGCTGGCTCATCTTCCCGGACTGCAGCAGTTTCTGCACCTCTTGTTTTGGGTCGCCCTGAAAATTTTGCCGAAATTGCTGAAACTGCTGCATCATCTGCTGAAACTGCCCCATCGGGCCGGGCAGCTTACCGCCGCCCAAAGCATTAAACAGTGGATTTGGCATTGTTATCACCCTTTCCCGGCTTATCTGCCGTCAGCGCGTCAAAGCGAGCGCGTAGAGCGTCAAACTCTGCTCGCGTGACAAACTTGTCGTCTACTGTTTCGGTCTTCTGCGGGGCTTGTTTGCCGCGCTCTGTGTAGTCAAATATTCGTAGTGGTTGCGGCATCCCGCTTGCATCAGTAGACTTGATGTAGAACACACTGTTTTCGCTGTCCATCAGCAGCACACTGTTTCCAGCCGCCACCATGTAGGCTTTCGCGCCCTCTTCACCCTGCACCCAGATGATAGGCGCGGACTGCTGCGGTTGCTGGTAGTTCTGCCGCAGCTGCGCCAGCTGGTCTGGCATTGCGGACGGCTGCCCCATCGGGTAATATCCCGGCGCAAATCCGGGCTGATACGGTACGCCAAACGCCATTGTCAATCATCCTTTCTGCCAGTAGTACAGCGGCACTTCATCTCCGCTGTCCCATGTATCTAGCCAATCCCCATTCTGCACGCACACAACATGCGTAGCCATTGCCAAAATGTACGTGCCGTCCGGGTGGTCTTTTGCAAACTGCGCCACTGTGTAACAATCCGGGCAGCTGTTTGGCAACGTGTAGCGCTTCCACCCGCATCGGCGCAGATAGCTTCCCCAAACATAGTTTGCAGACGGCATATCATGCAGTTCAAATCCTGCCAACACAAGCGCCGCATATACAGCCGCCCACTCTTGATGCGTGGCGGCCGCAATGGCTCTGACGGTGCAATCGCCAACGCGCTTTTGCTCTGGATTTAGGTTGATTTGCCTATATGCCATCTGCACCGCTCCTTTTTCCTTAATTGTACAAAAAAAGACGGCACAACGTAGGCCAGTAAAGTGCCAACATTGTGCCGTCTTTGGGACAAAAGAAAAAAGGGCGCGGCCGCAAAAGCAGCTGTGCCCTTTAAATCAGCCTATTTTGTTTTTGATGCTGTGTACGCGCCGTTTTACCGTGCGCTCGCTGCAATTCAGTTCTGCCGCAATATCCGCATTGCGCCAGCCGCGCCGCCGAAGCTGCAAAACATCCGTTTCTTCATCGGTCAGCAAACCGCCGACAAAATCAAACTTTGGCATGATTACTCATCCTTCTTGTTCTTGCTTTCAGTCTGCGTGCCAAAATAAAAGGCCACAACCATTGTTACAATGGTCATAACCGTGTCAGGCTGCAATTTGCTTTGCAATGCTAGCACCGCAAAAACCGCAACCACCACCAGCGTTACAATGGTTTTCACCTTGATAAGCGCTGCAAGGTTCTTGATAAAATCACCCATAGAGCTGTACCTCACTTTCCGTCCAAATCGTGCAAACGCTGCTCATGCCGTTGCAGCGTTTCATCTTGCTCTTCGTTGTGCTCCCACAACCGTTTATGGCTCGCACTGTTGCTCCTGTCGTTATCCTGCACCTGCTTTACCACACTGTCCAGTAGCGCCTTCAATTGCGTAATACTGGTATTCAGTTTTAAAAGCGGTGTTGTGACAGTAACAATCAGTCCGATAAGCACAACAATGTCCTTGACGATATCCCAATCTGTCATTCTTCACTTCCGTTCTGGGCGTCAGGCCCATTCAGATTTGTACAGCCCGGCATCCGTCAGGCCGCGTTCCCTGCACAGCAAGTAGATTGCGTCTGCATCTCCCTGCGATACTGGCCCAATGGTAATCACTTGTAACTTGCTTGCAGGCTTGTCCACTGCAGGCAGGGTCTTAACTAAATGGTTAAGGTCAACCACGCCGGTGATACCTGCGACGCTGCCCTGCCCGTATTGGTGGATGTATCGCGGCAGCGTCTTGTCGTAATTTGTACGCGTGTCGGCAAGCCAGCCGATGTAATCTTCACACAAGTAGGCGTAGTCGATGTTCGCGCTTGCAAAGGCCGTGAATGTGTAAATACCTGCCGTGAATCCGTGCGTCTTGGCTCTCTCACAAAACACCATTGCGATTGCCGTTCGCTGGTCTTTCGTCAGGTTGTCTGCTCGGCCATCGTGTGTGCCGGTCTCGGTCGTGTGCCCCCATTCGCTGTCAAAAAACAGCGGGTAGCCAGCCGGTGCAAGGCTTGCACAAAAGTCTGCCTCCTCGCGGGCTTCGTCCACCGTGATGGCCTGCGAGAAAAAGTAAAAGCCGAACAGCTTTCCGCTTGCTTTTGCCCCTGCAAGGTTAGCATCGTACTGATCGTCTTTCATAAGCTTTCCGCTGCCGTAGCCGCGATAGCCAATGCGAACAATGGCGCGGTAGGGAACACTCGCCCAGTCGATAGCGCCCTGGTGGTGGGATACATCAATCAGCACTTCCTCACTGTTGGGCTGTGCAGCATCCGCAGGCTTTTCCACAGCATGTTCTCCGGCGCGGTATGTAAACACCTGCCCACTTGCCGTAGTGAAGTCGCTGTCAAGCCACACCAGCGGGTTGGTGCGCTTGCCGTTCAGGATAACTTCAAAGTGCAGATGCGCACCAAACACATTCCCGGTCACGCCAGAATAGCCGATAAGTTCGCCCTCTTTGACCTTCTGCCCAACCTTGACGCAATAGCTGCTCAGGTGCGCGTACCGCGTCTGTAAAGTCTTTCCCTTGTAGGGGTCATGCTTGATGCGCACCATGTTGCCATAGCTCTGCATCCCGGTTTTTGTGTGGCCGTCCCAGTCCTGCACCTGGTCAACCGTGCCGTCCTCTGCCGCGTAGACCGGGCGCTTGTAGTCCGTGCCGTTCTGCGTGCGCCAGTCGGCGGCCTGATGCAAGCTGCCGTCGTTGTAGTACCAGCCCTGCGTTAAAACGTGCAGGTCAAGCGGCCAGTGCAGCAGAACCTCACCGTTTGAAAGTCTCATGATTTGTTGTCCTTTCTGTTTGTTAGTCAGCTAAAGCCCTCTTTAACTAACTGTTTCGGCATCCTCGGTAGGCTCGTCTGTTTTGCTGTCTTCAGCGTCCAGAGCGTCGTAGTACGCCTGTGCCAGAGTCTCCACTTCTGTGATGTCGTCCTCCGTCAGCAGGCCACTGTCCAGATGGGTGTACGCCTTGTCCAACCAGTATGCCACATCGCGTCCTGCGGCGATTTCCCGCTTGATGGAGCGCAAGGTCAGGTCGTGCCGTGCTTTACTTTTGATAGCCATAATGTATATCTCCTTATGTGGTAGTCATGGACGCAATGGCGTCCTCAAGATTTTTGACGACGAGATTTACGTCCCGCTGGTAGTCCAGCTTGATGCCAGCGCCATCGCTTGCTTGCACCACGGTGTCAGGCGCATAAGCGGTGAGGGCTTTGTATGCGGTAAGTTCATCAGAGGTGAGTGGTGTTTCGATGGGGGACGAGAGAGTCGCGTTTTGTTCGGTGAGCGGTTTTGTGTTGTCGAGAGCCGCTTTATTGAGTCTTTGCACCATAACCTCTCGCGTCAAATCCACCTCGTCGCATACCCACTGCTGGCCGCTAGGGTCAGTATAGTTACCACCAGAGGTGACAGGGATGCCGGGTAAGCCGTTGGGAGTGGGGAGCGTGAGGAGCTGTTCACGGTAGGGTTCATAATCGGGAGATGATGCGTTCCATGTCAGGCACACGTTTTCACTGGCCATATTTTTTAACAAATACCGAAACTTTATTGCGTTTATTCTAAGCAGTATATGCTGTTCAGTATTACCAATATCAATACCAAACCACTGCTGTTCATTGTTTTCGCCAATGAATAAGATGTTTCCGCCTTGCGAAACAGAACCGTCTTTGAATACTAAATTTATCGGCGTGTTTTTCTTGACAAAGCACTCGACATCGTCATTTGCTTTCAGGTTAGGAGGCATCCGATTCTTCCCCGTCACCTTCACCGCCACGCTCCCGCCGTCACCTGCACTCACAATAGGCACAGGGTTATCGGGGCTGGGTGTTCCGTCCTGCGGACTCTTGCCGTACACGGTCAGGCCGCACAGTGGGGCGGAATATGCGTCATTGCAGCTTACCGGGTTGCCTGTCTCACTGCCAACAAGCACATTCTGGCGCTTCTTCAGCGCAGCAGTATCTTCCTTTAGCTGACTAACCGCCTCCTTGTTCTCGGAAATTTGTGCCATAGAATCCTTGATGTTGTTGGCAGTGTTGTCGGCATCTTCCGCGCTCTTTTTAGCCGCCGCCGCGCTATCAGCAGCGCTGTTCGCGGATTTCGCTGCTGCTGTAGCTTTTTCTGCCGCAGCATTGGCATAGCCACTTGCGGCATTTTTTGCTGCTTCAGCATCTCGCAGGGCGTTTTCCGAGCCTGTTTTTGCTTCAAGCGCCTTTTTTGCCGCGTCCTCTGCTCTCTGCTTGGCAGTTTCAGCCGCCTCTGCACTCTGTGCGGCCTCGTCAGCAGCTTGTCTAGCGGCACCCGCTGCATCAGCGGCTGTCTGAGCAGCATTTTCGGCGCTGCCCTGTGCGGTCTGAGCTGCTTTGGCGCTTTCGTTGGCCGCGTTGGCAGAGGATTCAGCCGCCTCTGCCTTGCCCGCCGCGCTCTCACTGGATGCAGCAGCATCTTCCGCGCTCTTCTTGGCGGCTGCTGCACTCTGCGCCGCACCGCCTGCTCCCTCGCCCGCCTTTTTGGCCGCATCCTCAGCGGCTTGGCGGGCGTTCTCGGCGGCGTCCTGCGCCGCCGTAGCAATGCTGACGGCATTGTTCGAGTTGGCAAGAATCTGCTGCACAACATCCGGCGTCGGCGTGCCGGGGTTGTCTCCCTCGATGTCAGAGTGCGGCTTGATATTGTATCCAATATCCACAGTAATGCGCTGCACGTTTTCCGCAAGACCGACAAAAACAATTCTGCCGACGCCTGCCTGCTTCGCCGTAGCTTCCGGCGGTACGGCAAGCATACCGTCTGCCCCAACAACAACCTTTGTCGCAGTCCCGTCCGGCGCGTGGAATACGGCCAGAATGTCCAGCCCCGCCCATTCATCATCTGCCGTCACGTGGATTTTCTCAATGCCGTAGCTGTCAAAAGTTCCAAGCTGCAGAGAGCCAGGCTTTACGTTGTACCCCTGCAGCACTACTTCATGCGTCATGCTCCCTCCATCTCTGCCCTTACGGCCTCACGCCATTTCTCCGGCACTTTGTCCAGCGTAATCAGCCCGCGCTTGATGCAGCAGATATAAAACTGTACCATATCATTCACCTCCGGCCAGCATCTGGGCCAGCTCCAAAATGGCCGCCGCGTTGGCGTCCACCTGTTCCTGCAGCGTTGGTTTTTCCCGCTCGGCCAGTTCCTCTGCCGTGTAAGCGTGGTAGAATTGGCAGTCCTCGTACACGTCATGGGCAGGAATGATGCGCATAAGACCCTGCGGGTTCTCCTCGGTGACAGTGCCCTGCATCACTTCCCGGCTCTCCGGCACATGCTCGGCAACCCGCCTGGCGGTGTAGAGATAACCCGCTGACAGGTCGGGAGATGTCAGCTCCTTGTTGGTGATTTCATCGTAGATTTTCATTTTGTACCTCGTTATTTGTAGACGTAAATTTCTACAGTAGCAGCCGCAACTTTTTTACCGCCCGGAGTTCTCGGTGACATTCCCATAAAATCACCCTTTTTCGTGTCTTTTCAGAAAAACATAATCGTAATATTGGTAAAGCTGCCGCCGCTATGCGGAATTGTAAGAACGTCCCCTGTGTGCACACTTACACCCTTGTAAGCGTAGGTGTGCGCACAGGAGTAGCTGTCCTTGTGGGATATATCCCCGAACTTCTCGAGGATGGTGCTACCAAGCGTCACATTGCCATTAACTTCCGGCATGACATTGTCCCGTGTCAAAGTCAGTACAACCAGCCGGCAATTGAGGTTTTTGTCGAAAGTGTATGTGTACGGATTCTTTCCGCTATCTGCATAGGTTTCCAACAGTTTCAGCTTTCCGCCCCCGCCCGGAATCCTCGGTGCTACACCCATTAGCAACCACCCCGCGCAGCACATGCCGCAGATTTCTTACAATGTTTCATGCTAAACCTCCATCAACTTTGAATGACCCACCGTGCCCGGATTTCGGCGGTAGGCTTTTCTTTTACCTTAACCAGCACCGAATTGTACGCCGTGATCGTCACGCCGTCGTTGATGATGTCCTGCACTTCATTCAGCACATCATCGGTAGCGGGCACCCCGGTCTTATCGTAGCCGATGCCGGACAAAAACTCGCTGGCAGCGGTCACCACCGGCGCATGGCTGTTCGCGCAGGTCAGCGTAGCCGTCTGCTGGTACAGCAGGCCTTTGGCCTGGTCGGCGCTGCTGCAAGCCGTCCACCCGTTCAGCGTAAGCCTAGCGTAGTAGATGTTGGAGACCTTGTCGATCGCCTTGAAAATATCGGTCCGCCGTCCTTGCGGGTCATAGGTCGCTCGCATCATCGTAGCCGTTCCCGCATGCAGTTGCTCCAGCTCGGTTTTAATTTGGGCCAGAAAAGCGGCGAATTGTTCTTGCATCATCTTGGTATCAACGCTTACCCAGTCAGTTACAAGCCCGCATACTGTGCTGTCAAGTCGTTCATCGGTAATATTGGCCGACGTGATTTTGCTTGCTGCCGCAGGAATTGCAATCTGTGCAAGCGAAATCTGCCGCAACAGACTATTGTTTGTCAGTGCCGGTGCAACAGGTGTAGAAGCCGCCGTACCTTTCAGCACTTCAATGCGCGGTTTTGCTGCATAGTCTACTGTGTCCCAACTCACAACAACACGGTCAATACGCGGCGATACAGCATTCGCCAGCGGGATTGTCAGCTGTAACTCGCTGCCGGTCTGTTCTTTGGTATCATTCCAAAAAACCGTACCGTCTGCTTTGTCGTTCGCAAGCCAACCAACACCATCCGATACCCTTACCGTCATATTGCCGTTTGCAGTAACACTTAAATTGCCATCCGCGCCAAAAACGCCGCTTGTACGCCCGTGTAGCCACTTCATGACATTTTGTGCCCCGATGTATTCGTCAACATTATTCGGGAAATTTTTAATTTCTGCCACTGTCTCACCTCAACACTGTTAAAATCGGGTCGCCAATAACCAGCTTAACGCTTGACCCGTTTGCATCCTGTGAATACTTTGCCGCCGTTATTCTTGCCTTGTACTTTACACCCAGCCGCAAAGAAACGCACCAAACCAAATCTCCGACATTATATGCCGTGCCCAGTTCATCGCCGTCCGCGTCAATGTCAAATCCGTTTCGGTTCAAATGGCTACCTAGCTGCAACGCTGCATACTGCTTAACGCGCGTCTGAAACGCAGCGTTTGTCTCGCCATCCTGCTGTGCGTCTCCGCTGAAACTCGCCCATAGTTCGCGCCGTTCCGCATCGCTGGCCGTGCCAGCCTGCACCACAAACTTTGTACCGTCTTTGTACTGCGCTTCACAGTAGCACACATTTTTGTATTCAGAAATATCCTTGTCAACTACCAGCCCGGGCGCTGTTCCGCGTTCCTGCACAAACAGGACCGCGTTTAATCCCTCTGTACGGTCAACGCCCTTATACAATTCAAACGTTTCCGTTTTGGCTCTGTAGTCCAAAACCATCCGGTTCCCAATCTCGGCATCTGTCAAAATCGGCTGTATGCAGTTTAACAGTTCATCCCCGTACACCTCTGTTGCTTTCACGGTTTCTGTCAAGCCTTTTTTCTTTGCCAGCAGTACAGGCAGCCCGCGCAGGTTGTCAGTAATAACGCTGTATACATCCGTTTCCACGTTGGCAATGCTGGCAGTTGCCGCAATAACACGCCGGTTCAGTTTGTTGTTCAGGCTGTAACCGTTCAACGTGATTTCGCTGTTGTCGCAATCAAACTGTATTTCTTCCACCGTATACGCAAGTTTTCGCTCTACAATGTACAAAACAGCATCCAGCTCCACTATCCCGATGTTGTACTCATCCATCGGCAAAACTACCGTAAATTTTCCCACATCGTTATAGTAGTCGCTGAATTCGCTGCTGATCGCGTGCGTGATTTCGTGTCGGTTGCTAAGGTCATGGGAGAACAGCTCTAATCTCATATTACCGTTACACCCGCACTTTCTTCCGCAAACGAAACACTCATCTCAACGTTTTCAAGCCCACTGTCCGCAGTAGGTTTCCACGCATTATCGCCCGTATGGATTCTGTACAGTGTACTTTCAAGCGTAAGTGCGCCCCGGCAGTCACCGTCCTTAGAGCTTGTGACCGTTGTTTTCCCGTGCGATGTCTTGATAACGACACGCTCATCTTCCACAAGCGTTTTTTCCAGCCGCAGCACTTCACCTGTCAGCATGTTTTCAATGCCTACGTTTGTTGCCGTCTCGCCAACGCAATTGATTTCCAGAATAAACGGCACATCAAACTGCCCGAAATTCTGCAAAACAATGTATTTCAGCACAATGACTTTGCCGAAATAATACGTTTTGCTGATATTCCATGGGAATTTAAAACCTTTTTGCACGCCGCGCAGCTGCATTGCTTTTCGTTCGCCACTTTCCCAATACGGGTAGGGGGCAAGCAAGCCAAGCTGAAACGGCGCACCGCGTTTTGGTGCGCCAATGGTAGGCGATGCCGTTACAATAACATCTATGTGCCAGTCTCCGGCATATAACACCCCGGTCAGGTCAGGCCGAATAACGGTCATAAGCGCATCTTTTAGCGCTTGCGAGTCATTGCCTATAACTCTGCCATTGATGGTAATAGGCCGCGTCTGAATGGCCTTAGACTGCACCGTAGCGCCTACCTGGCCGATGCCCTGCGCCGTGTTGGCAGTGACCGAAATTGTATCAATGCCATCCGGCTTACTGATGAGATAACCGTGCTCATAGTCAAACACGATAGACTGCCCCAGCGAGTTGACGTATTTAAAAGTCTTGCTTAAAAAACTCATATCGCCCACCTCGCCCGTTGGAAATACGCCGCTGTACTTGCTGCCAGTTCAACCGGCGTTTGCTTTGCCGCGTAAATATTTTGCGTCAGGGTAAAACCGCTGCCGCTGCCCTTGCCGCGTCTGTAGCTGTCCGCTTCATCAGCTGTCAGCACCATCTCGCCGCGATGCAGATTTGCAACGTAGTTGTTATAGGGGACATAATCCATGCCGCCTGCGTGGCTGCCGTCAGACCCCGTGTTGTTTTTCACATCACTTGCATTGATGACAAAAATGCTCTTGATGCCATCCCACAAGCCCTGCACAAAGCTGACGAGTCCGCCCCACATAGCCGCAATTCCACCCTTGATGCCCTCTACAGCGTTTTGACCGACCGTAGAGAAAAAGTCAAACGCACCTTCAAAGATGCCTTGAATCGACTCCCACGCGCTCTGAAAGTCACCAGACAACACAGCGTCAATCGTAGAGAACACGCCGGTAATCAAATTAAACACAGTCTGGAAAAAGCTTACCGCAACATTCCAGATGCTTTGAATAATGATCCACGCGCCCTGGAAGAAGCCGCTGATAATCGGTGCAAACGGTGCAAAGATAACCACAATTGCCTGGAAGATGGCCTGAAAGAATGCGCTTGCCCATGCCCATACAGTCTGTACAAGGCTCCATGCAGCGCTAAACGCTTCACCGATGCTCTGTATGACTGGGGTCAAATCTGTAATGGCCTGCGTAACGACCTGCCCAATAACCTGCATAGCCGCTTCAACATAAGGCTGTACAAATGCCACGACTTCCTGAATCTTGGCAGAAATCGCATCCCATGCATCATTAACGCCATTTCTGAAATCTTCGTTCTTCGCATACAGCACAGCCAAAATGCCAACCAGTGCGCCAATTGCAACCACAACCAGTGCAATGGGGTTTGCTGCCAAAACCGCGTTAAAAGCGGCTTGCGCTTTTGCCGCTGCCGCCTGTGCCAACGTCATAAGAGAAATCTTCCCTGTAAGCAATCCGGCAAGAATTTCGGATGCCTTTAATGTGCCATTGAGCGCACCCTGTGCAATTTCCGTGTCAGAAAGCCCCATGCTGAACAAAGAAACAGCAACCTTGGCTTCGTCAAAGGCCGTTACCATTTTTTGGATTCTTGTCCCGATTTGCCAGCCTTTTACAGCTGCACCAACTGTCACAAGCGCAGGTGCTATTTTTTCAATTACAGGTACGACTTCTTCAGCTGCTGTTTTAACATTATCAAAAATGTCAAGCAAGAACGAAAAGTCAGAGTTTTCAATCGCGCTTGTCAGCCCGGAAATAATTGCATCGCCAAAAAAAGAAAACACATCGGCAACAATGGGCTGCAATTCACTTGCTACGCTGCTTAACCCGCCGAAAAGTGCCTGCAAGCCCTCTTCAATAGTCGGTTCAAGCTCCATAATCACACCGCTCACATAAGGCGCAAGCTGTGTGACCAGTTCGTTCAAACCATCAATCAAAGTAGGCACAATTTCTTTGATGCGCGGTATAATGTTGTTTCCGGCAGTAATAACGCTGTCAACAAGGTTGTCCACCAAGGTTTGAAAGTCTTGCTCCGGGTCTGCAATTCCAGTCAAAAGATTTTCCCAAGCGCTCTTCATCGAAGCTGTGCTGCCCTGAATCGTAGTTGCAGCTTCCTTGCTGGTCGTTCCCATGATGCCCATGTTGGCCTGCACGACATGAATCGCTTGTACAATGTTCGCATAGGACATACTGTTGGAATCGACCGTAACACCAAGCTCTTTCTGCGTGTCCGTCATGGCAGCAGCTTCTTTGATAAGCCGCTTCATTTCAGCTTGCGTGCCGCCGTAGCCCAGCTTTAGGTTGTCAAGCATTGTGTAGTTCTGCTTCGCGAAGCCGTTATATGCGTCTTGGATGGACGCAATATTCGTACCCATTTTGTTCGCATTATCGGACATATCCGAAATTGCAGTATTGGCCATTTCAGCGGCTTTTTCTGTGTTACCGCCCAAACTTGAAACCAGAGAAGCAGCAAACGATGTGGATGTTTCCATGTAATCATTTGCTGAAAGACCCACATTCTTGTATGCGTCTTTTGCGTAGTTCTCTATGATTCCCGCGCTATCTTTGTACAGCGTTTCTACGCCTCCTACGAGCTGCTCGTAGTCCGCATAGCTGTCTAACGATGCCTTGCCAATTGACATGGCCATGTTTGCAGCGGTTTTCCCGATTTCCGTAATTCCGTTGGCTACATTCCGCAAACCGTCCGAAACGACATTTCCAAGCAGCGTACCGCTAAACACGTCCATCAAAGACGATGCGCCGCCTTTTGCCTTTTCAACGCCTTTTTCATAGTCGTCTGTGTTCAGACTTAATTTTGCATATAAATTAAAAACGTCCAATCTATCACTCCCTTCTTGAATTTTTGCTTTATCTGCTGTATTCTAAGCAATAGGAGGTGTTTTTTATGACAAAAGCAAAAAATGCGGTAATCGCCGGTGATTTTATGGGCAAAAAGGTGTCTGTTTCATTTGGCAAAGTCTCTATGGACGTTGGTGGTCTATCAGCACTTGAACTAAACAGCCGTACTGTTGCCGGTTACTCTGTGGTAGATGAAACTCACAAAACGTCTATGGCTTCCGGCGTTATGCGCGGCATGGTCGGCGGTGCTTTGTTTGGTGGTGCTGGCATGGTTGCCGGTGCAATGACTGCCAAGCAAAAAGGCGTTTATCAGGTTGTTATACAGCTTATAGATGACCCGCAATGGCGTTACAGCGGCAAGCGCTTCCTGTTGGAAGTTGACGAGCCAACCTATAAAGCCATTATCAAAAATTGTTTCTAAATTTAGCCGCCCTCTGTTTGGGCGACTTTTTTCTCTGCTTCTTTCAATCCATGCCGCGCCGCAAAGTCTTTGAAATCCGCCTGCACCTGTTCTGGTGTCCGCGTATCCACTTTGGGCGGGTGAATAATGTCAATATATCTCGCTGGCCTGTCCTTTACGCCTGTAACAGCTACCACAAGGCTCCACGCACTGTCTGTCATGTATACCTTGTACATCTGCTCTTCAAAATCAGCTTTTAAAGCGTAAGGCAGCGCCGACACAAGCGCCTTTGCGCTCAGTTTCGGCATTTTCAGCAGTACAGGGATTACTTGTTCTGCCCGCCACCGAGATACGATTTGAAAAAATCAACAAAGCCCTTATCGTTCACCAGGACGTAAACTTGCTTGCAGGTGATAAGGAAATTCTGTTTGCCGATTTCTTCCACTGTCAGTCCGTTAAACGGTGCAAGGATTGCGTATACATCCTCGCGGTGCTGCTTCAACGCAATGTTCAGCAGCTTAACGATTTTTGCAAGGCCGAAACGCTGCATTGCAATGCGGGTCGTTTCGCCCTTCGGCATCGCTTTCTGCATCTCTTTCACAAGTGCTTCATCGTCAATAAGGTTTGTGATGGGCTGCGCGATTTGCAAAACGACTTCCAGCGCTTCATCAGTGCTAAGTTCAGAAAAAATCCGCATTAGGCTTCATCCTCTCCTGCTTTGATATACACCTCGCACGGCACAGTGTCCTGCGCGGTGATGGAGTAGTGCGCCGTGTATTCGAAGCTCATCTGGCCTTTTTCCTTGTCGCCGGTCTTCAAGCTGAAACCGCCGGTGGACAGCGTATTCAGCATGTGGATGGCACAGAAACCGCCATTCGTAGTGCCGTGCTTGTCGGAATAATCACACAGCAGCCACAAATCGGTAAAGTCGCTGTCTTTCAGGTCGTTGCGCGGCGTGATTTTGGAAACCTTGGAAGTAGTCGTAACATCCGCAGCGCCAAGCATGCTCTTGGCATTCTCTGCCGATGCCGAAACATAAGTGCCGCTGCACTTGACTTCCCACGATTCAATCTGCTTCAGCTCTTTCATGTTTTTGGGGCAGTTGTCGATATCCTCGCCGAAGTCGGTAAAGCTCGGCACAGCCGTAAAGTTGATGCCGCCGGTCGTAGCGCCCAGCAGCGCACTTTCTTCCGGCGCTGTACCGGCAGCCGGGTCAAACGTAGTTGCAAGATAGCCCGCGTTCAAGACCAGTTCTTTAAACGCAGATTCAGGAATACGAGTAAATTTCATGCTTTCACCTCAATTTAGGCATAAAAATTCGGCGGTAACGTTGATGTACCGCCGTTTTAGGTTTTTGTCTGTGTCATCTGCCAGCGCCTGGCAGAAAGGGGAGCCGCGTTTTAACCAAATCAAGCCGTCATCTACCGGCAGCGTCACGCCGCCAATGCCCAGCGCCTCCGAAAGCTCAAGCGCCTTTGCATTGGGCACCGCTTCGCTCGTGGTATGGAACCACATGTTGACCGTCAGCGATACCGCCCCGCCGCCCCACGCGTCAAACACAGCATCATAGGTTAGGTAGGGGAGTACAGCGTCATCCGGCACGGCGTTGCTGGCGTATGCGGTCATAAACCGACCAAAAAACTGCTGTAATGCAGCGCCCTTTGTCATGTCGGCAATCCCTCCCGCAATCGTTCAGCCGTAAAACTTTTTAGGCCGTTCAGCATCGGGGAAGCGCTTGCCGGGGTTTGCTTTTCTTCCGGGCGGCTCGTGACCCGGAAATATGCCCCGGTCGTCACATCCTTGTACACGCTGCCGTACTCAATAGGCACATCTTTCCGCACAATGCCGGTATACACGCTGGTCACACCCTGTGCTTCGGCCTGCCGTGCTTCAAGGCTGCTGTCCAATGCAACGTAATTCGCAAACTCTGCACCATCGCTCCACTCGGTAGCATAGCCGCCCTCTCCGTCAGGCTTTGTCAGCTTGTCCATGATGATGCAGCTGTGCGAAAAATCATCTAAAAGGCTCATAGCTTTCTCCATTTGTTCAGACGGGACGCAAACACACCCTGCCAGCCCGTCACAGAGCCGCCAGAATTGCCGTTTGTGCTCGATTTTGTGTAACTATACCCTGCAAAGCTCTCGCTTTGAAACGGGCTGTTTGCGGCGCTCTCGTACTGGTCGCGCCAGCTTTTGATTTCTTCGGAAAGCTTTATAAATGCAGGCGGAACACTTAAAGCCCAGATAGCGCCATCAAATGTTTCGTCCTGCAGATAAACATTGCCATACTCGTAAACGCCGTCGTTGAAAACGCTGCCAACGATGCGGAAATATTGCCCATAAACAAGAAAAGGCAGCGCAATGCTGCCGTCCTTGACGGTAAAAGTGCCCAGATGTACGCCATTCGGCGCAACAAACCAGTTTCTACACTCTCGCATCAATTCTTCAAGCATTTCGCTGCCTCCTTATTACTTTTTGAACTTTGCCAGCACGACTTTGGCTTCGTTAGTCAGCGCCGCAACGTAAAACTCATCAGCGGTGATCTCGGTGGAACGGTTACGCGGCTTGCGCTCGGTCTCCACGTTGATATTGCGCTTGCGGTAGATGGTCAGGGCGGGCACATCGTCCTCAGTCTCGCTGTCCTCGTTCAGCTTGACGATGGGGCAAGCGTAATAGGCGGTAGCAGCAGCCTTGACCTTATCGCCGACAATCAAAGCAGCAGCGCAATGCGGCTGGATGGTCGCCAGATGCTTTTTGGTGGAGGTTTCGGCGGTAGTATCAGCGACAATTTCGATGGTGCCGGTGCTGTTGTCCTTCTCGTACTCGATGGACGGCACCTTGCGGCTTGCCACAACGCGAGTGTTGGCAATCTTGCCGATTTCGCCGGTGATGGCAACGCCAGGCTGATACTTGTCAGCGCTGATAAAGTCCGCATCTTTGCGCAGGGTAGCCATCTGCTTGGGGTTGATGAACATGACCTTGTCGCTGTTGATCTCCTCGTTGAACACGTCGATAGCGTCCACAACGCCGCTGTATTTGATAGCGGCGGCAGTGCCGTCATACACCAGCGTAGCGCCCTGCAAGGCTTCCATGCAGTCATTGTCGATTTTAGCAGCGATAGACAGCGCCAGCTGCGCATTGGCTTCGCCAACAGGGTTTCCGTAGCCGGACAGCACAGCTTCATCGGTCAGGCCAACGCCCTTCATAGCCTTCTTGATTTTGTACTTCTTGTCCTTGGTGCTCATTTTGTCGATGTCAACGTCAACGCCCTCTGCAACGTCCTCTGCATCGCCGATGTAGCCGTAAGACGGCACAGTAATGGTATCGCCGGGCACGCCAGCAAGGGTGTCATCCACCTTTGCAAAAGGTGCCACGCGGATTTTGTCAGGAATCTTTGCCGAAATCATATCGGCCATAACTTCCGGGTCGATCAGGTCTGCAAGCTTGGTCAAAATAGTATCTGCCATGTGTTAATCTCCTTTGCTGTTTGCAAGCTCGGAATACTGCTCCGGGCTTTCTTTCTTGAGTTTCAGTCGTTCGGCATAGCCCATCTTTTTAAAGGCTTCTGCCGTGATGGAACCACTGCCGCCGTTTCCGGCAGGTGGGTTCGGCGTGTTCGCGCCCTGAGTGCTGGTAGTTACAACAAATTCGCCGTAACCGTCTTTCAAACTGGTTTCAAACTTTGCAGCGTCTTTCGCCGCGCCGTTTTCGTCCAGCTCCAAAGCATCCAGAAAACCATCTGCCTTTGCCATCTTGGCAACAGTGGCAATTCGCTTGTCGGCAATGCCGATTTTCTTTAGGGCGGTCTCCAATGCCTTTTCTTTGGCAGCGGTAGTCTTTTCGGCGGCCACGCTTGTTTTGTAATCCTCAAAAGCCTTGTGCTCGGATTCATACTTTTCTTTGTAACCGTCATCGCCCTTGCCTTTCAGGTCGTTCAGTTCCTTTTGAACGCCGGGAAGTTTTTCCGCATCGGCTTTATAGCGGTCAACGTCCGCTTTCAAACCGTTTACGGTGTCAGTGTGGGCTTCAATAATGGTGTCCTGCTGCTCTTCAGTCAGCCCCATACCTTTCAGCAGCTTGCGAGTAATAGCCAATGTTTTCGCTCCTTTTCTTCGGTGTCAGTTCTTCGACATTCGCGTTTATATAAAAACAGCGGTTCTTTGCTGTTTTTGCAAAAGGTTTGTAAAAATGTTCTCTTTCAGATAATTTGAAAGGAAACATTTTTTGGGTATAAAAAAGTGGCCGTTTCCAAAATAGAAACAACCACTAATAAAAAGAGCCGAGAGGCTTATTCGCCTTTCAGCTCTTGTTTGATGATTCTGGTATACTGCGCGGCATGGTCTGCCACTGCGGGTTTGATATACGGCTTGGCGCGTTGCCCGTGTGTCAAATGCCAATCGCCGTTTTCGTCTTGATACGTCCACGGTGTTTGTCTGCCGCCGGGGTAATATATGCCGGTGCCGCACTCAACGTATACGCCGTATTCGCTATTTGTGCCGACATATGCGGCTTTTTCGCCGTCGTTTACCATATGTGTAATGCTGTTGCGCAGATTGCCAGTGTCCACGGGGCATAGATTTTTGGCGTACCCCTCACCCACCAGCCCGCACTTTTCCAACGCCCGCTGGCAAGCGGATTCCAGCGCTTCTAATACCTCATCGCTGTGGTCTTCAAGTTTGATTTTCATCGTTTTCTAAGCGCATAACAACGCTATATTCATCCATAATATGGCATACCAGCGTTTTCCCCGTTCGAAGATTTTTGATGTCATCTTCTGTAATAATTACATCATCATATCCGAACATGGATATGTGCTTTTTTGCTTCATCAGCTGTGTCGTAAGCTGTAAACTTTTCACTTGATGTATCCCCTAAAAATCTTTTTATTGGGTTCATGGCTCTTACCTCCTACTTTTTAAGTGTGATTTTCATCGCTCAATTCTTGCTTCACCGCTATTGTCTTTAACGATTTCATCTTTGTAAAATTCATCGTAAGACTGTACGGCTTTAATAGGTGCTTTTTTTGTCAGCTTGTAACAAAATTCCGCTTCGTCGAAATAGTACCAATCCTTATTTCTCATAAAATATGGTTCGTTTTTCATTTTACAAGCCCCTTTCTTTCAAGCCAAACCAGCATAGCCTTGCCAAGCTCGTTAGGCGCGCCAAGCTGGCTGTTTGCAAACACCTCTGCAAAAAATTCTGCGTAATTTGTTCTCCCATACCGAGAAATATTATCTCCCAATTTGAAGTTTACATTAGCTTCTTTCGCAATGTCAAGTATTTCTGCGCAACACCTTTTTTCTGTGTCTGCCCATATCTTTTTATATTGCTTAAGTCTTGCCTTTTCCGTTTTCTTGCTATAGTCAATGGACGCTTTTAGCTTTTCAAGCCCATAATCTTCCATAGCCTTTTTTATGACAGTATTCTGTACCATGTGGCCATATTCATGCGTTACAGTGTATATTGATGCATTTTCCTTCAAAGCTGGCATTATATAGCCGCTTTCTATCTGAGACAAAGTTTCGGTAACATTGCTTTTATAGCTGTTAAAAGCTATGGGACACAAAGACAGATTTTGGTTTGTTGGGTCTGTGACTTTCGCACCGACGTATGCATCTGTCGCTCTGCCGCCTGATACGGAGCATATAGAGCCTGTGGACTTCTTAACAGCACCGAATGTTTGTTCGAGATTATGCAACTGCTTTGTGCAATCAATGGCGAGCCTTTCATCAACATTGCGAACAAAAGAATCCTCAACAAGGTTGAACCCAATATCATTTAGCAACACCTCTTTGCAGTCTTGCATTGAATGCAAATTAAGTTCAGCTTTTTCCTTGACTATTGCTTGCTCTTTCTTCCACCCCGCCCATTCTGCATAGCTCATATCTCCCACAAGCACAGATTCTCCAGTTTCTGGGTTAATAGCGCGTCTGCCGCCGCTGCTTGTGTCTTCACCATCAACCTCTGCAATTTGGGTGCAGCGGCAGTTATACACAAGATAGCCCGGTGCGGAACTGTCTCCCGGATACATAAGCTCGTAACCGTCAACCTTAAACGGCTTGTCAACATCTACTGTCTGGCCGTCAAGCATTGCGTGTGCGTGTCGTGTGCGGTTGTCCAGCGTTGCCAGCCATTGCTTTTTCAGCTTTATGCCAATGTCCTGTGCGGCACGGTAAGTATCTAGCCGCCCTGCGTTCTGCGCTGCTGTAATCGCCGTTCTGGCCGTTCTGATAGCGCTTGCGCGGCTCATATCCTGCATACGGCTTTGCAGGTCGTTTGCAATTTTCGGTATGCTTTTGCCTTGCAGGATGGAGCTTGTCACGCTGGCTGTAATCTGTTGCTTGCCGTACTTCAAATCAATGCCGCGCTGCAACGCCCGCTTTGGCGGGTAGTACGGCATAAGGTCAGGCTGTTCCACAATCAAACGTTTCACTGCCTGCTCATCCCACAGTGCAAAATCTGCTTTGTCGGAAACCTGCTCGATTTTGTAAGCTGCATAATTGCGGTTCAGGCTGTAAATGCCCGGCGTAGCGTCATTGACGTATGCCACAGCAGTTGCATTGGCCTCTGTGTATCTTTCTGCCACCTTGTCCCGCAGCGCCGTAAAACGCTTGCCTCGGCCCATCTGCGCAAGCCGCCATTGCTTGTACTGCTGTTCGGTGATTTCGCCTGCATCGAGCTTTTCTTTCATGGCTGCATCACGTTTCTCGAACTGCTCAAAATAGGCTTTCACCGTATCGGTCAATTCGTCAGCAACTTCTTTGTACAGCTTTGCGATGCGCCGTTCCAGCTTGGCAAGCTGCGCATCTGTCATTTTGTGAGCGTAATCAGGTCTCGCCATCGCCGTTCAGTCCTTCTCCCGGCTGGTTCTGCGGTTCGTTAGGTTGCGGATTGTTAATCGTGCGGTCAAGTTCCTCTGCCGACTTTCGCTTCAAAAGCTCTTTTATTTCTTCAGGCGTCAGCCATGGCAGGTGGTTAAGCACGGCCTCATCGTCAAGATACTCTGCCGCCGTCATAACCATCTGCGTCTCTTCCGTCTGGTTTGCAATGCGGTTCCACTTGAAAGACGGTTCATCTTCTACGCCAACGATTTTTAGCAGGTTTGCAATGAAGTCGCGGATGCAATACTCAAAATCGCCGCATTTATCGTCCTGCTGCTGGTACGACAGTCGAATTGCTGTGGCCGTCATGTTGCCAGATAGTGCCTTTGCAGGATTCATGAGCATTGAGTTCTCGTACATATCATCTTTCAAGTAGTCAAGCAGCATTTTGTTGGCATCAACGGGCACCGCAAGAGTGTTTGCCTGCGCATCTACCCCGCGATCAAGAACAACAGCGTGCAACTGCTTCATTCGATTGACAAAATTCACCAAATCAGCATCTTCCATGCCGCCGGTGCCTTTCAGCACCCAGTAAAAAGCGCTTGTTTCGTCAACGTTATTTGCCATACCCGACATGATAAAGTCATAGCAATCAATGCTTGGGCGGATACCAATTAGCTCCGATTCCTGCAAATCGTTGGCATACATGGGAATAATCGGAAAACCCGGATAATTCTCACCTATAACATCAACAATGCCGTCTGCTTCTGTTCGCTTGATTTGTCGCTTGTATGGCTGCTTTTCTTGCAAAACCATCATTTTCTCTTTATCGCGCTGGATGTACTCTGTCAAACCGTCTGGCTCGTACAGCGTCCAGCGCTTTGTGCCATCCTCAAAACTCCAATACCGCACACCTGCCCGAAGCGCTCGTGTATCCTGGTCATACAGCGGGGCAAATCCTGGGCTGTTTGGAGTGTCTGCAAAGCTAAATACTTCTAGATGGTCGCAATTCCAGAAGCCAAAAGCAACGCCGTCAACACAAGCCTTTTTTGCTAAATCTTGCAATCGGTTGTCAAACTGCGTCCCCAACTTATCCTTTGTATCTTTTTTCCCAAACGTCACGCCATTGGAAAGCACATATTGCACCTGCTGCAACACAAACTGCCGAAAAAATCCGTGTGTTAGCTTGTAATTACTCGACCACACATCTTTTACCGCTTCGCCAGTTGCCGTGCGCAGCATTTTTTGATAGTTCAGAATCGTGATGTTGCGTTTTGCGTAATATGCTTCTGCATCCCGTGCTACTCTGTATCTTTCGCATCCCTTGTGCTCTTGTACAAGCTCTTTCACAAATTCCTGGCGGGCACTTTCATCGTTTTGAAGTTTTTCTAAATTTTGGTATACCTTCATACTCGCCCCTTTAAATCAGCCAATTTACTGTTTGTGTTGCAGGTTTTCTCCAAATTCCTGCCGTCTGAATAACGTACCGCAAAGCATCCATAGCATGATCATTTTCTTTGATAACTTTATCTTCCGGGGCGGTTTCGTCCCAGCGGTAAAGCCCAAATTCCTGTATCGTGCGCTTGCAACAGTCGTTTACCAGTAACTTTTTATCCGCAATACACTGTGCCACATGCTGGATTCCCTCAATAACGGTATTGTCAGCATCCCAAATTTTGAATTTATGTTCTTTTTCCACCAGAGCAATAAAAGAAGCAGCAGACGGGTCAACGATTAGTCGTTTAATCGTCAAATCTCCCGCCAGTTGCTTTAAATCCACGTAATATTCAGCGTCAGTTTTTTGCTGATTCGTTTCTCTTCCGCTGTGGTAGAACTCTTTTACAACGTACCAAACGCCGTCACAATGCCCAACTAACAACATTGCAGTAGGGTTCAAAATGCCGTAATCCATGCCGATATAGTAAGTGTCATATTTTCTCGGCACTGTTGGTACAACGTTATCAAACATCGGGTACACAAGACCCTCTGCAACGACCCACAAGCCGCGAATATAGCGGTCGTAAAACACACCACTATACATATTTCTGTACCGTTCAAGCGTTTTTTGGCTCAGGCTTGGATTGTCCGTCATTGCAAACTGCAAATATAATGCGTTTCTCTCTGCGCGGCGCATAATCCAATTTTTATAAAACCAATGTTGCGGGCTGCCTGGGTTACAACTAAACCATATTTTCGCCCCGTCAACGCTGCATCTTGCAAGTGCTTGGTTTACAAAAGATTCCGGCATCAAAGCAACTTCGTCTAGTAGCACGCCAGCCAATGTGCGGCCCTGAATCAGCATAAAAGATGATTCATCTTTGCCGCCAAAAACCTCAAAATAGTTGCGTTTCCCGTTCCTGCTGACAACTTCAAGTACTTTGTCGGCACGTCTCCATTTGAGCGTATACAGTTCTTTTGCAAGCGTCATGGAGATAAACGGCACAATGATATTTTTTTGTGCGCTGTCAACAGTTTTACCACAAATTCCAAACCGTTGATTGTCAAAACACTCCATTGCCCATTTTACAAACGCCCACGTTTCGATTGACGTTTTGCCAGAGCGAACAGCCCCATCACAAATTATTGCGTCATAATTGCTATATGGAAACGCAAGTATCTTTTTTTGCTTATTACTAATCGCCATCGCTCTTTAACGACCTCGCAAGCTCTCTTAGGCTGGCGCTCAGCCCATCATCTTGCACCGTACCTTCTGCGATTGTAGTTTCCACTTGATCTTTCTGACCCAGATACTGTTTGCCAAGCCAAATTGCCATATTTGCGTTTTTTTCAGCAAGCTTCCATTGACTGCGGCGCAGCGATATTTTCCCTACACCGCGCTTTTGCTTAAAAACTTCCGAAAAATTCATCTTGTATGTTCTCTTGCACCACGATTCCAGCGTATCGGAACAAACACCAAACCATCCGCAGATTTCATCAAGTGTGCATTGCAGACCGCACAGGCTTTCAAACTGCTTTTCATCTATATTCTTTTTGGGTCTGCCTGCGCGAGCCATTTTCTCACCCTTTCACTCGTTTCTCTTTTATTTTGCACGAACATTTAGGCTCTTTCGCCCACTTCTTGAACAGATACCACATTTGCGCATCGATTTTCTCTTTGTCTTTCACAAGAACGCCAACCTTGAACGGTTTCAGAATGTGCTTGAAATAAGCTGCTCCTGCTTCTGCTTGCGATGTAATGCAGTTGCTTTTGCTTCTCATTCCGCAGCTGTAAATATTGCCGTACAGTTTGCGCATATGCTCGCCTCGTTTTACGCCAGCTTCGGCATATGCTTTTCGGCACCCTGTAAGGTCTTTGTTCTTTGCTTGACCCGTTTTGCTGTACCGCAAAGGTGCAACTTGAACAGATGGGACGCCCATTTGCTTTAACTTCAAGCGAAACTCGACGTCGTCCTCAAAGTCGCCTTGGAACAAATCTGGGCATCTATCTACATCCAACGCAAAGCAACTATATACAAACCTTTCAGACAAGTATCCTGCCGAATCTGTATACGGATTCGCAACACCTGCAAGATTGCATCCTGCCATTGCTGCATTTGTGCATTCCAGCACAGTAACTAACGTATCTACATAATCGTCAAGCATTCCGTCTGTGCTAGCTGTCCTGTATTTCTTATTTATCCCATCCTTGCACCTGTACACATAATTTATTTCCAAAAATGTGATATTATCATCCAGTTGGATAAGATACCTGTACCCGTGTTCACGAGCATATTTAATCGCATAACTGCGGTTCATCGGAGCATACCACGCATTGTCGCTTGTCTTTGCAACGGACTTATACCATTCCTCATATTCTTTAGGAACGTTTACGATTTCCCAGTCTGTGTCGTAACCTTCTGAATTGTTAGAAATGATGATATGCGGGTATTCAGTTCTGTTTTTCTCCGTCGGGCGCTGCTGTTTCGTTCCCGGACGCTTCCCCGATATCTCCACTATCAGCGTTTTCTCTTTCATCCTGCATACCCTCCCAATATTTTTGCAGGCGTTCCAGCTTTTCTTTGCTGTCACTTTTGAAAACAGCCTCGTACATTACGCCAAACTCGTTGTTTTCCACTGCTGCCTTGTCGCTTTCATCAAGGGTATTGTCAAACAGCCCCCCCAATTCAAAGCCAGTAAACAGAGCGTCATCGTCAAACGCATCAAGTTCATCCAGCTCTTGCAGCAGCTTCTTGTTATCCCAGATTGCGACATCTGAAACCTTATTGTCAGCAAGCCTAAACGCCTTGATTTTCTCTGGAGTGAGGTCGTCCGCAATCACGCACGGAACCTCTTTCAGTTTCAGTTCCTGCGCTGCCTTATATCGTGTATGCCCGCATACAATTTCTCCGTCTGCTGCAATCACAATCGGAACTTTGAAACCATACGCTTCAATGCTTTTTGCGACTGCCGCTGCTGCCTTGTCATTGATTCTTGGGTTGTTTTCGTATGGATGAATTTCTTCCAGCGATTTCATCACAACTTGCATAACTTCCTCCTTTATGCAAAACAAAAAGCCCACACAATTTGTGTAGGCTTATATCCCCCAAAACCCCTTTGCGCCGGAGGAAAAGCGCGTTCCCGCCCTACCGGTTTATGCTGTGCCGGTCTCACCCGTTGCGGTGAGCAAATCCGCAACGCTTTTTAATTTCCTCTATTTATATTCCGCGTAGGGAATCACAACAATGTTTACACGCACTCCGCCTGCTTCCATGCCTCATAAAGTTTCAAGCCCTGCCTTGCAATCCAGTCAACCATTTCTTCATTCGTTGCCCAATCTGAGCATTCAGCAAGACCGCTTTCGTACAAAAAGGCGTGTGTGATTTCGTGACGAAGAACCTTTTTCTTGTAACTTTCAAGATTTTTTTTCGCACAGGATTTGTCTACCTTTGCGAGAGAATCAACGAATATTTCCTTTGCAGAATCATCGCAAAACCCGTCGGCACCCACAAGCCTAGGCTCTTGAGTTTCATTCGACTCGTGTATGTCCCAGTTGCAGCCCAAAATTGATACTTTATCACACATTTGAAATCTCCCCAAAAAATAAAATCTTAGTAGTCACAAGCCATATCGCGTCCTACTGGACGGCAAGTCCTGCTATTTGACGTGGTGCTGAATCGAGGACTTGAACCACGAACCCCCTGATTACAAAACAGGTTCTCTACCAGTTGAGATAATCCAGCATGGTAGGCTTCCCGCTTAGATTATCGACTTGTATCGTTTTCAGCAGGCATTTTTATTCTGGGTGAGGTATGCCATACACGCTCACATCGTTCGGGCGCTACCCGACCTCTGGTACTGCACATAGGTTTTGCACCTTTGCCACGTCGTTGCTTCGGAACGTAGCGCCCTTTCCGTATTGACTTGTCAGGCCAAGTTTGCGGCTGGCTATGCAGCATATAAAATGCCGGTCTTTCCCGGCTGCCAGCTATAAGAATAGGGGAATTGAAATAATAAAGAAAAGAGGTTTTAGCAATGTCGTAGGCTGTCTCGTTTTTACATCATCCAGCATATCTATAATAGCAGGTTAAAAGTGAACTGGAGTGCACAGATTTTCAATTGCAGCGCGGTGTAATTTTTTTGCCCATCGCTCGGAAATATTTAGATTTATAGCAATCTTCCACCAATACGGTGTGCCGACAATATACCGTTCCCGCAAAACGTCCCGCTGCATTTGGTCTTGCACAGAGTTTATTGCTGTTTCGATTTCTTCCCTTTGCATCTCGGTGTCAATAATCTGCTTGTATAAAGCTTCTTGGCGCTCCATGATTCTGCAAACGGCATCTTCGATTTTATTTTTACCGCCAGCAGACACCACAACGGGGGATAATGCTTTAGTTGTCGCTGCTGCTCGTTCACGTTCGCTCTGTATCTGCTGGCGCAGCTGCCGTTCATAATTCCTGCTGCGTTGGTATCTCCATAGCCACGTTTTCTTTTGGTTGAATTCTTCTCGGGTCATTGTATCTCCTTTCTTCCACTTTCATGCAGCGCGGCAACGTGCAAATATTGCCATTTTTCCACTCGCATGTCGCGCAAAGATGTTCGCGGGCGTATTCGTCAACTAGTTGCTGTTTTGTCATGGGGTCACCTCCGGGGGTTTAGGGAGCGGCATCCAGTGGGTGACGGCATCCAGAGCATAATAATCGCCCTCATTGATAAATTCCTCTGTGCCAGGAAGTCTAAACGCCATTGACATTGAATCAAACGCCGATTCGTATGTAAGAACTACCTCTTTAGCAACTGGCAGTCTGTCTTTAACGCTTATCCAATTACTCATCTGCGTTCACCATCCTTTTGCCACAGTGGGGGCAATATTTGTACTGTGATGCTGCCCATCTGGATTCCCATGCACAGCTAGAGCAAGCTTCCCAGCTTCCGTCTGCACCTTCATCCGGTGCTTCAATCCATTCTGCCGTAGGCCGCAGGGATTCTGGGTCGATGGTTGGCGCGGCATCAATAGCTTCAAGCACTTTTCTACAACCCTCGCCGTAGAAATAAGCAGCTGTTTTGCCTGATCGAATCCCTTTGGTGATTTGGCACGTTGCATCGAATACTTCAAACGCATGGTTATCCCTCACTTTCTCAAAATAGAATTTAATCGCTTTCGGATTTTCCAGCACATTGCCGTAAACGACGCCGACCTTGTAAATGTAGTTCTCTTGCAGCTTTCGCGGGATCTCTGCAATGTACTGTCTGAATGTTTCAAGGTCGTGGGCACGTTTGTAATGGTTGCACATACGGCAGGACGGCATAAGGTTTTCAATGTCGTCCGTGCCGGAATCCTCTGGGTTCCACGCCCTCTGCGGTTTGAAGTGGTCTACCTGCATATCATTGTAGGCAATGTGGCGGCCACAGTAAGCGCAATGACCGTCAAATTTCTTGTACACCGCAACGCGGGTCTTTTTACTGATTGCCATTTATTCATCCTCGCTGTACTTATAGTCGTATTTATACATATACAGGCTATCTTTTCCGCCAGATACGCTTGCCCAGTATGATGGACGCAATGCAATTGCTTTGTCTAAGTCAGTCATTTTCCGTCACCTCTGCAAGCCAGTAGTCTTTGCGACACTCTATGCATTTGTCGTACTTTTCACAATATGCTTTTGCCTCTCCTTTTGGCAAGAATCCATTTGGACAAAAATTGATTACTCCGCCATCAGTTTGCGCATCCGGGAACATCTTCAAAAACTCGCTCTGGCGGGTCTTGACTGGGTGGTCTTTTGCCCATTGCTCAACTTTTGAAATCGTTTCTTCAATGCTTTCATCTGAAGCTCCGTAGATCCTAGACATGAGCATGACCATGCATGTGTTATTTTTACAAACAGGGCATCCATCGCAGCCTTGATTTTTGCATAACCTTTTTATCGTCTTGAAAAATTCAACTGCGTCCATCACAATTCCTCCAATCTCAAAATTTCATCCCATGTGATTTTGTCATACCCGCGCTGCACATACTGGCCGTAGGAGATGTCCAGCGCGGAGGCTTCTCTTACGCATTGTTCAATGGATTTGATGCGGGGTTTCAGTGCTGCCTTTTTATCCGGCTTCTTTGCCTGCATGGCGGAAATAACGCCTTGCTGCTGCGCTTTCTTTTTCTCGTAGTTCTGCTTTGCCTTTTGCCTTGCTTTTTCTTTTATGCAAGTATCACAGAACCGCTTGCAGGGCTGCACGTCCCACATCATCTTGCCGCATTTCTCGCAGAATTTAGATACTGTCATAGCGGCTCCTCCGTCTTTTTGGCATCAATGCCGATGCCCTGTAGTGTTACCTGTGCCCAAAGGTCTGCAAGCTGGTCGTTGCGGTACTCATTGTATTTGTCGGCCACCGGGCCGGTCATGTAATTTTGGATTTTAACCAACGTCCGGCGGGATAAGCCTGCCTGATAACAGGCCAGCAAGCAAAGATATGTTGCCCTTGTGGCAATGTCGTTGCGCTCTTTCATGACGGCCTCATGGGCTTTGGCTGTGATCTCTGCGATTTTATCATCTGCATAGCGGTCAATTGCCGTCTGCATTTCTTTGGTCGGATGGATTCGTGCTTTCATAGTCCTTAACTCTTTCCTGTTTTGTATAGTCCGTATCTTCTCACATCCCGCCGGATTTTCCTGCCGCGCTCGGCATCTGCGGAATCGGCATGCTGTTCCTGCAGGCGCTTTTTGCGGATTTGCTCGAACATGGCGCTATAGTCCCCGTATGCCTTGCAGCTGCTATGGCAGTGCAGCTTGCGGTTTTGGCAGCTTTTGCATGGAGAGTCCATATTATTCACGGCTCCAATTCTTCAATGGTGATTTCGGTGCGAGGGTTGTCTTTGTCGTACAGCACGCGGCTGCCGTCCACGTTGTCAATGATGGTATAGTTATCGTCCGCCAGGATTCTTGCCTTGACCAAAACATCGTGCGGGGCTTCTATCAGGTTGGACAGGTCGCACTTTCTGCGGGTGGGCATATAGAACACCGTCACAACGCGGCAGGGACGATTTATAGGAGCGTTTGGCTTTGGGGTGAGATACCATATGGCGGCGGCCTCGTACTTCTTGTAGGCCTTGCTAGGGGCGATGAACGGGCGGCCGGTGCGGCGGTTGACTAAAATCTGTTGGCTGTTTTTTTTGGTGATTGGGGGAAGTTGAATCGTGTAGTTATAAATCATAGTGCTTTACTATACATTGTAATCTTCAATTGACATCTGGCCCGGAAGAACATCCTCTTCCATCCACCAGCGGAACACATCTTGCCCTGTACCGTCCTTCATCCAGTTTCCGTCCAGCTTGCCGCGCGCTCTGCGCTCATCAAGCATCCTGTCAAAGGCTTGTATGTAGAGCTTCTCGTAAGCAGGCCAGCGTCGGAACTCCGCATATCGTTTACTTTTCTTTGCGAGTGGGCATCCGATACACCCCACACGATCCAACCCACATTCATACAACGGGTTGACAGGCGCCTTTGTATCCTGTAAAAAGCTCCACACCTGATTGTCTGTCCAGTCCACAATGGGGTTTACTACGCGCTTTGCGGCCACCTTGCACCCTTCAAAGATTTTGCTCGGCTCCTGTTCTTCTCCTTTCAAAACGATTTTGTTCTTTTTGTTCCGGGTGAACGCTTCAAAAACGCCGCTGTCACGCTTTCTTCGGCTGCTTTCCTCCCACCGAACGCCAGTCGTGATAAATCGCCCGTTTCCGCCCTGTTCTTTAAGCACGGCGCAGCAGTACCGCACGATTCGTGTCGGCGGCATCAGTTTTTGAGGGATTATGCCCCACATGCTTGTGCGCTTGCCCTTATAAACTGGGTAGTTGATGGTGCATTTCACTCCCAGATTTTCAAGTCTGGCAAATTCCTGCCGTACAAACCGCACTGTCTCCGGCGCATCCGCTGTTGTGTGGTTGTGTTGTACCTCAAACGGAATGCCACTCCTCAGTGCAAGCTCTACGCATACGCTGCTGTCCTTGCCGCCGCTGGTCGTTACAACAAGAGGCGTGCCGTAATACTTCAGCGCCATGTCGCTTGCCGCTTTCAACCGCCCGATGGCTATCTTCTCCGGGTCGCCGCTTGTCGGCAGGGTCACAATGCCCCAATCTTCTTTGCTCACGGTACAAGCTCCTTTACTTTCGCGTAATACTTCTCGCTGTACCAGATGTCCGGCAGGCGGGGATTTTGTGTAAAGCCCGCCTTTTTCAGTGCTTTTTCGGCAGCGCCGGTGGTGGTGTAAGTCTTGTGAGAGTGGCGGATGTCACCGGTAGAGCGGGAGTAAGTGATGATTTCAATACGTTTCATTCATCAATCTATCTGCTGCCTCAATCAGCCGTTTCGCGGTGGAATAGCAATCAGACATTTCTTCAACCATCGGTTTGATTTTTTCTCGGATTCCATCGGCAGTATCCAAAACTCTTTCAGCATATCGGAGATATATTTCTGCCATTTTCTGTCTAAATTCTTTATCACTCATGTTTTGATACCTCACAAAATAGATGAAATGGTTTTACCCACACAAAATCCAGTTGGCCGCAGGCACCGTGCCGGTTTTTTACTACCTCTATCACGGTGTCCCCATCGGTGGGCGGGTTGATTTCTTGCGTTTCCCGGTTTTTAGTGTACATGCCGGGGTTGATAGCGATTATCATATCTGCATCATGCTCGATAGTCGCGGAGCCGAACATGTCCGACATTTTAATCATGCCCGTATCGGCGGCTCTCGCGGCCTGTACGAGTTCGATAATGCAGATATGATATTTCATGGCAAGCTGCTTTAAACCCCGTGTGAGGGCTGCCAGCTCGTCGTTACGCTTTTCTTTAGCGTTTGGCGGTGCAACAAGGCCCAGATGGTCAATAACGACTACTTCCGGCTTGCGCTCTTTGATCGTGGTTTCTACATCGGCAAGGCTGGTCAGGCTGGAATCATCAAGTATCAGGCGGTACTTGCTTTTCAAGTGATCTGCTGCCTCCCGGATGGCGGATTCTTCCTCCGGCGTCAGGCGATGGTTTGTGATGCGGGTGCTGTCTATCTGTGCCCAGCGTGAGAAGATGGCGGTATAAAGCTGTTCGCGGCTCATCTCCATGGATTGATACAGCGTCAGCGCGTTTTGGGAGATCTGGCAGGCCATCTGCAAAGCCAGCGTGGATTTGCCCTTGCCAGGGCGGGCAGCAATTACGGTAACGCCATTGCGGGCAAGACCGCCGGTCATGGTGTCCAGGCTGCCAAACCCGGTTTGGATACTGTCGCTTGGTTTTTTCATCCAGGAGAGGAACGCATCAATGCCATCGGCAAAATCTTTTGCGCTGCGCTCCTTCTGGTGGGCCATGATGTACTGCTGGCGTTCCGCAATGTGGAACAGTACAGCACTCATTTCATCGGCATCGCCATCATCGGTCAGCAGCTTTGTTAATGCCGCTGTCAGCTCACGCTTTCTCCATCCGTCCATAACGCAGTTGATATAGGTGTTGTAGCCGGATATGGATGGAACCGTTTCAAAGCACTGCATGGCGAGTACTTTTGTGTCGTCATCGCATTTGGAAATAACCGATACCGTATCAGCCCTATGGCCTTTATCGGCCATATCCTTGCAAAGCAGGAAGATATTCCCGAGCGCTTTCAGCTCAAACATTTTGTAGGTCAGGGAAGAAAAAGCATCGTCCTGCAATTCCGGTTTCATAAGCATAATGCCGATAACAGCTTTTTCTGCTACGATGGTATTCATGCTTTCGCCTCCTCCCATCCCACGATTTTCGGGACAACTCCATTCATCCGTTCTTCAAACGTGTACTCACGGTCAAACACGGGACGCAGGTTATCAGTAGAGCGGACAGTAGTAGGCGGCTGGGATGCTTCATCCTGCCAGCGCTTTTGATTCAACCATGTAGACGGGTTTGGGATGTACTTGCCATTCTCACGCTGCCACTGGTCAGTGGTCTTGAGGTACTCAAGGCTTGACAGGATGGCGGACAGGGTGGATTCATCCGGCACAAGCTTTTCAAATTTTTTACGGACATCTGCCTTGCCGACCTTCTTTGGGTAAGCTGCCCAAAAACGGTCAAAGGAAGGGGAATCCGCATCGGCCCCTTGGGGGGTATGGGGGGTATTCTTAACTTCTTTATTTTTCTTTATATTAGGGTCTGTGCCCTCACTGTGCCCTCTCTGTGCCCTCTGTTTGCCCTCGTCTGTGCCCGTGCATTGATAGTCGTTGTAGTTATTTACCGTGAATACGCTAAATTTTCCACACGGTGACTGTGCCACTTCCTGTGTCTCTTTTAGGTGGTTTATTGCAGTCCGAACTTGTTTGACTGTTAATCCGGTGTCGGTGGCAATTTGGCGGATAGAGGAAACGGCTTGACCGGGTTCCAGGTGAACGCCTTTGAAATAGCACGGCTCATAGCAAGCCAGAAACAGAAGGTGCAGAAACACGCATTTTGTGGGGGTATCGGTATACCAGCCCCACTTCATCATGCGGCGGTACAGCTTTATGTAACCCTCGTTTGCCATTTTTCAACACTCCAGGTAATACTCGGCATAGCTGACTTTTTCGCCGTAGCGATTCTTGCTGCTTGCCGTTCGCTTTTGGATAGGTACGCCGCGCTTTTTCAGATCATTGATGCGGGAAGCAAGGCGGTAGATGCCGTACTCCTGCATGGCCTGTGCAGCGGTCAAGCTGCCGCCGCTCTCTAAGTGGCGAAGGATTCTGTCACATTGGGTCATGGCTACACCTCACTTAGAACGGCAAGTCGCCGTCATCGTCGGAGATGGGGTCATAAGCAGTTGTGGGCGCGGCTTTTGCAGGCAAGGTCTTTTTGTTCGGGACGGCAAAGTCACCGTTCTGGATGGCCTTAACGCTGCGCACAGCATTAACATACAGCCTGGTCTTGACCTCGCCGTTGTACTCGTACTCTTCCTCGCCCAACACCATGCCAACCAACTTGCGGGAGAGGGTGGATTCATCGTTCTTAAAGGTGTATCCGGAGTTGCTGTTCTGCACGGCGGTAAGAAACGCCTTGAAATAGGGCTGGGCCTTTTCCTTGTAGGAGCGAATCAGAACACCGGCGCGGGGCCATGTGTCCAGGTTCATGCGGTCGCGCATCTCGCGGAAGTAGTTCTTGTAAGGGCCTTCGGCAATATCGAACTCGATGCGCAGATACTCTTTGTCTGGCACATCTTCGGCGCGGACAATGCCGCAGATATAGCCGCCAGGGGTCAGGCGAGAATCGGTTGCTTCGGTTACGTTGTTCCAGTCAATGTTTTTCATGGTTTATTCCTCCATACCATAATATTCACGAATTACTTTATCTACGGCGGCCAGATCGTTGGGGATCAGGTCGGCATCAAACATGCCGATGGGCGTTTTTACGGTGTCCTGACCGCTGTTGTGGGTGGAAAACAGGTACTTGCCGTCCTGCACAACGGTTTTTAAAACGATGGTGTATTTGCCTTCAAGTGTGACTTTCTCGTCCAGCAGTTTACCGATGGTTTTGAACTTTTCATTCCCGTTGGCGTCCATTTCGGAGTGGCCAAGAAAGTAGACGATGCGGTCTGCAGGGAGTGCGGCGGCGCGTTCCACCAGCGTGAAGTAGTTCAGAGCCATGTCGGTGAACTTCTGGTAGCCGGTATTTTTGGCGGTGCGCATAAACTCGTCCACCATCAGGTAGGTAGCATCGTCGATGATGATGCTCTTGCGGTCAGTTTTATAAATGGCAGCATCGATCTTCTCGTAGCTGTCAGTGTTCAGGGTTTTCAAGTTGGTGCGGAAAGGCATTGGCTTGCCGGACACGTTGATAACGGCAATTTTTGCAGGGTCGAAGTTGCGCAGACTGGCAGACTTGCCGGTGCCAGACTGGCCGTAAACCATTACGATAATAGCCATTAGATAGCTTCTCCTTCCAGGTCGGGGGTGGTAAGGTGGATGCGGTAGCATTCTGCCGGGCAGGTGTGCTCCAACGGGATGGCGCGAACGATGGGTACTTCTACGCGGATACCGTTGGCGCGGGTGTAATTGGACATGTAGCGGCGGCGGGAGCTTGCGTGCAGGCGGGCACCGTAAAATGCGGCAATCGCCTGCAAGTCTTTGTTGTAATAAGCGCCGACAACGCCGTTTGTGACAGTGAAAAATCGTGCGTCAGGCTTTTGTACCGTCTTTGCAGCGGTAAGCATGACTTGAAGCTGTTCAAAAAGGTTCATTATCTATCTTCCTCCATGCAGGCAGGTTCTTCCCAAGCGTCGTCCTGGGTGATGCAGTTCTCACATCCAAGAATCTCGTTGCCTTGCTTATAAATGATGGCACATTCATCGCCGCATACCGGGCAGCGGGGGCGGCGGGAGTCGTCAGGCGGAAAGGGGTTATCTTGATGGCCCCAAAAGCTGGTCATTCTGTGGCCTCCTGTCTTCCTTCCTCATCAGAAAAATGCAGCTCCATCAAGTCAGCAATCGCAAGGTACTCTTTGGCGTATTTGCTGTCTCCGTGGGTTTTCTTGACAACCTCGCGGAACTCCGCTAAATCACCATAAAAGCAACCGCACTGCACGCGTAGAATTTTATCCTTGCAGCGAAAAAATGTGGTCGCGCGGAAATATCGGCCAAAACCTTTAACGACGGCGTAGTCCGCATTGCCGGAGACCCGCGCATTGCCGGAGACCCACGCATTGCCGGAGACCCACGCATCGCTGTAGACCCGCGCATTGCCGGAGACCCACGCATTGCCGGAGACCCACGCATTGCCGTAGACCCACGCATCGCCGGAGACCCACGCATTGCCGGAGAC